GCGCTGTATTCGCCGAACACGCCATCGCAATAGCACCAAAGGACACCGGCCAACTTAAGCGCGAAATTAAGGTTGCGAAGCCGAAGATCATCACGCCAGGCAAAGCCGCATACGCGCAGGCCATGCGAGAGACTGGCGATAAAGCGGAAGCAGCCGCAGCGGCGCGCGCGGCGAACCGGTCGGCGGGCGGGACGGGACGATCAGCCGTCACGCACGTCGGCCCAACGAAGCGTGCAGGGCAGGGCATGTTGCAGGAATTCGGGACGGCTCACCACAAGGCCCAACCTTTTATGCGGCCGACTTGGGATAGCCAGGATCAAGCGCTGGTCGGAATTATCCGCGACACACTCGCCGAAGAAATCGACAAGGCAACGAAGCGCGCAGAGCGCAAGGCCGCGCGCCTCGCCGCAAAGATCAAGTCCGGAACTTAGTTCTATTCCCCATTCCCGCCGGGGTGATCGCGGGTTTTCCTCAAATCTGACATGGAGATACTTCGATGACCCAAGCGGCTATCGGCTACGGCACGCTTTTCAAGATCCGCACCAGCACCGGGCCGGATGTTTACACCACGATCGGAGAGCAGGCGAGCGTTACGCCGTTTGCCATCGCGGTCGATAGCGTCGATGCCTCACACGAGGAGAGCCCGTCGGCCTGGCGCGAGTTCATCCCGGGCCTGAAGGATGGCGGAGAGGTCTCGCTCGAGATCCATTACGTCCCCGGCGGCACTGCCGAGGCGACGTTGCTCGCCGCGCTCCGGACCACGCAGGTTTGCCGTGTCGTGTTCCCGTCTGGCGCGCAGGCGAACTTCAGCGCGTTCATCACCGAAATGTCGGCGGAAACCCCGATCGACGACAAGATGGTGATGAGCGTGACGCTCAAGGTTACCGGCGCTATCACCATGTCGGCCGCGGTTGCGCCGACGAATTCGATCCTTCCGGCCATCTCCGGCGCGCTGACGGAAGGCGCGACCCTGACGGCCTACGAAGGCGTCTGGGCTGGCGAGCCCACGTCGTTCACCTATCAGTGGAAGAACGCTGGCTCGCCAATCGGCGGCGCTACTGCCAAGACATACACCATCCTTGCTGGCGACAGCGGCGATGCAATCACGGTCACGGTTACGGGCGTGAACTCGGCTGGTAGCGCATCTGCGACCAGTGCCGCTGTTACCGCAGCGTAACGGGTGATTGATGGGCAATCCTGAAAAGGGTGAAGTCTCTTTCCAAGCTGGGGGAGAGACTTACACCATCGTTTTTTCAAACAACGCTTGGTGCGTACTTGAGGCGCACCTTGATCGCGGTATTCTCGACATTTACAGCGAGATTGAGTCCTGGGCGCCTAAAACCGACGCCAAAGGAAAGCCTATTCCTGAAACGAAAGAACAGGAACAGGCGAGGGTCAAGCGTATTAAACTCGGTTTCTGCCGGGCGCTGTTTTGGGCAGGGCTGATCGACCGTCATCCTGATTTGACTGTCAAGCAAGCCGGCGAAATCATGACCAGCGCCGGAGGGCTTTTGCCCGTGATGAATCTGATCACGACTGGAATCCTTCACTCGCAGCCGGAGGCGAGCGGTACGCCGCGCCCCACGAACCGGGCGGCTCGTCGGGCATCTGGAGTTGGCAGCAACTCTTAGACGACTGGATGTCGCTCGGACTTTCAGAAGACGATTTTTGGCGGAAGACGGCCCGCCAAGTTCAGCGCCAGTTCAAAGCAAAGTCCGCACAGCTTCGCCGCGAACATAACGAGCGGATGTCGCTCGCTTGGCACGTTGCGGCGCTTCCCCGCTACAAAAAATTCCCAGACCTAAAAAAACTTCTTGCGCGGGAAACGTCAGCGGCGCGCAGACCTGTCCAAACATCCGAACAGCAATGGGCGATTTTCGGCGCGATGGCTGAAGCGTCCAAGGTTATAAGGAAAAATTGATGCCTGAAGCTATTTCGAAACGCTGCACAAAGTGCGGAATCGAAAAGCCGTCAGACGCCGATAACTTCGGGAGTTACAAGAATCCAAAGGGGTCATACCGCCAGCAAACTTTCTGCAGGGCATGCGAGAATGCGAGGAACGCGGCGTATCGGGCGCGTAACTCCGAGAAAGTCAAAGAGTGGGATAGGCGTAATACCGTTAAAAACAAAGCGCCAGGCAGCGAGTATCAGAAGCGACGTTATGCTCGAAAGGACAAGCAGCAGGCCCATATCGACATAAAGGCGTGGCGCGCAAAGAACCCAGATAAGGTTCGTGAGCATTGGGATCGTACCTACGCAAAACACAAACAAAAACATTTCGCGAAATCTGCAAAGTGGGCGCGGAATAAGCGCCAGTCAGATGAGGCGTTCCGAGAGAAAAGGAACGCGGCGAATCGCGAGTGGCAGCGGAATAACAGAGAAAAAATGAGGCGGTATTACACCGAGCGGTCTGCCGAGAGACGCAGAACCGATGTCAGGTACAGAATTATGAACTCTGTACGCCGCCGGGTCCTTTCTGCTCTCAAGGGGCAGGCAAAAAGCGCAAGTGTGTCGGCCATGCTCGGCGCGCCCTTGGATAGTGTCCGTCAGCACATCGAGGGATTGTTTAAGCCTGGGATGAGTTGGAGCAACTGGGGCCGAGGGTGGAGCGGCGCGAGAGAGTGGCATCTCGATCATATAAGGCCGCTCGCATCATTCGAACTTTCAGACCCGGCGCAGTTAGCGCTGGCTTGTCACTATACGAACCTGCAGCCGCTCTGGGCAGAAGAAAATCTATCTAAGGGGGCCGCCTGATGGGCGACGCGATCATCGGCGCCATGCGCGTTGTGCTAGGCGCTGACACGGCAGATCTCGACAAAGGCCTGAAAAGTTCTCAGTCCAACGTCGCTGCCTTTGGCGCTTCAGTCGGCACGGCTATGGCGGCTGCTGCCGCGGCTGTCGCGGCTGCGGGCGCGGCGATCGGCGTGGTTCTCAAGCGAACGATTAACGACTTCGATACGCTTGCGAAAACATCGCAGAAGATCGGCGTCCCGGTCGAACAGCTTTCCGCGCTTGCCTATGCCGCTGATCTTTCCGACGTCTCGTTTGAGCAACTGAGCAAGGGCGTCGCCAAGCTCAACAAGGCGATGGTTGAGGCGGCAGCAAAGCCGACATCGGAGGCCGCAAACGCTTTTCGCGCGCTCGGTGTGTCCGCTACCGATTCAGGCGGTCGGCTGAAATCGTCGCAAACGGTGATGGAGGAAATCGCCGGAAAATTCGAAGGTCTGAAAGATGGGGCGGGCAAGACTGCCGTCGCTATGGCGATCTTCGGTAAGGCCGGCGCCGATCTTATTCCGCTTTTGAATGGCGGAAAGGACGGCCTAAAGGAGATGGCTGACGAGGCCGCGACCTTCGGGGCAGTCGTCAGCACCAAGGCAGCAAAGGAAGCTGAGAACTTCAACGATAACCTGACGAGGCTCGGGTATGCGGTGAAGGGCGTTTTTGTTCAAGCCGCATCGCAGTTGCTTCCGATCCTAGTCGATATTTCCAACAAGATGGTAGAGACCGCGAAGAATTCCGGTGCGCTCGATCTTGTGGTGACCGGCCTGACCGCATCCATGAAGGGTCTGGTAACCGCAGGCGTTCTGATCGGCGCAACGTTCCAGGTTATCGGCGACCTTATGTCGATCGTATGGGGCGGGCTTGCCAAGATCATCAAGGGAGATGTGATTGGGGCCTTCGAAAATCTCAAGGCCAAGACCGGTGACATAGCGGGCATCGCCACCTCCACGATGGCGACACTTAACAACGTCTGGAGCGGGGCCAAGACCGGCGCGGAAGGCGCGGCGGCATCGACCGACAAGGCGGCTAAAGCCCAGAAGGATTTTAACTTCGCGGCTATGGGCGGGAAAAACGCGGTCGATAGCTTTATCGACTCGCAGAACAAGTCGCTCGTTGCACAGCAGGCGGAGATCAAGACATTCGGGCAGTTGGCCGGAAACAAGGAGGCGCTCAAGATCCAGCTTCAGGCGCTGGCGATCGCTACCGCAAACCATACGGCCGTCACAGCAGCCCAGCAGGCGCAGCTTGATCTAACCAAAAACAAGGCCATGGAGTACGCGCAGACATTGGCCGGCCTGCAATTGGCTCAGGCCAACCTGACGCCGTCGCAGACCTACCAGCTTGAACTGACGAAAATTCAGGCCCTGTTTGACGCCGGAAAATTGAGTGCCGAGGCCTACGGCAACGCCATGCAGAATGCCGCCGAGCGCGCGAATGCAACTTGGGGCCAAGCTGGCGCTTCGATCGCCGGGAGTTTCGCCGGCATTTCCGGAGCATTCGCCAAGGAGTCGTCCGCCATGGCGACGGCTGCGAAAGTGTTCGGCGTCATCCAAGGCACAATCTCGATGTTTACCGGTGCAGCAAAAGCACTGGAATTGCCGTTCCCGGCGAACATCGCAGCGGTCGCTGCGGTCCTCGCCAAGGGTGCGAGCCTCGTTGCGTCGATCAAGAGCCAGTCGATCCCGACCGGTTACATGACTGGCGGTTCGTTCACGGTTGGCGGCTCCGGCGGTCCGGACAGCACGCCTGTTTCGTTCATGGCGTCGCCTGGCGAGCAGGTGGATGTGTGGCGGCCGGATCAGGGCGGCGGTTCCGACCCGCGAGGCGGTCGGTCCGGCGGGAACGTGGTCAACCTTTCCATGCCGATCGCAACGACCCGAGACGCGTTGCGCGATCTCATCGAAGGGCTGAACGGAATGTTCCAAGACGGCTACCAGCTCAAGATTCAAGCGGCCTGACATGATCGTCATTTCCAGCAATCTCGTTCTCGCGCAGGCGGCGGGCGCGGTCGATACGGACCTTCCGGCGGTCGGCTACCACAATGTGGTGCGCTCAGATTCCATCGTCGCGGATACGCAGGAAGCGAATTTTCCGGCCTCAAATCTCGCAAATCCGGCCACGCATCTTGAATGGCGAGCGGCGGACGACAGCGAGCAATACATCACGATCACGACGAACGAGGTTGACCCCATCGATTACGTCGGGATCGCGCGCCACAATCTCGGTACGGCAGAAATCCCGGTCTCGATCGAAGCCAATATCGACGCCGTCTGGACCGAGATCGTCGAAGAAACGATGCTACCGGACGATACGCCAGCGGTGCTCAGGTTCGCCGCCGCGTCGTATTCGCAGGTTCGCATCCGCCTTCAAACCGGATCTGATACGGCGCGCATCGCGGTTGTCTACTGCGGGAAGCTGCTGGATTTGGAGCGCAAGGTTTATGTCGGCCATACGCCGCTGCCATACGCACGCAAGATCGACGTGGCGAGCAACCGGAGCGTGAGCGGAAATTTCCTCGGGCGGATCATTCTCGGAGAGGGCCGGGAATCCACGGTACCGTTCTCGCTGTTCACGCCTGCATGGTGCCGCGAAAACCTCGACCCGTTTCTAGAAGCGGCCGAGGGAATCCCGTTCTTCTTCGCGTGGCGGCCGAACACCTATCCGCGTGAAGTCGGGTTCTGCGATCTGATGGCCGATCCAATGCCCGCGCCAGCAGGGCCGAGCAACCTTATCGCGTTCGATCTAAAGCTGAATGGTGTGGCGTGAAGTCGATCGAATACATCGAGATCGACATTCCCGTTTGCAGCTTGATCTACGGGACGGCCCCATGCACGGCCTCGATCCCGACGACTGGCGCAATCAAGTGCTTCAACTCCCGCGCCACCTGCCAAGATCGCGATAATCTGGACGAGGCGGACGTAACGCTCCGGTTTGCAAAGCCGACCGCGTACCTACCGAAAGAGATCGACTGCATCCCGAATGTGCAGGAAGTCTCGTTCACGCCAGCCACGATTTCGCTCGGGGAAAACCTCGGCACGCGCGCAACACTCAGCGCAACGTTCTTCGACATCAAGCACTCCGATACGGGCGAGGGATTCGACAAGTATCTCGCGGACCGTGACTACGATCCCTATGAGCAGGGGACATTCTGGGGGAAGTTTCGGGCCCGCCAGCCGTTCCTTCGCGGCCGCAAAATTCGCTGGATCATTGGCCTTGAGGGGCGATCCCTTGAGGAAATGGAAACCCGGCATTTCATTGTCGAGAGTTTCGACGGCCCGACTCCTGACGGGAAATATACACTCGTTGCAAAGGACGTCCTGAAGCTGGTCGATGGCGACCGGGCAATGGCACCGGCCGCGAGTACAGGGTTTCTCGTCGCGCCAATCACCAACAGCACGACGACTGCAACGCTTTCGCCTTCGGGCGTAGGTGACGCTGAATATCCGATTGAAGGATATCTAGCGCTGGGGGGTAAGGAAATTGTAGCGTTCAAGCGATGGGTCTACGATCCGGAAGGCGAGAACGATCCATACACCAAGATCATGTTGCACATGGACGGCAGCAATGGCGGCACCACCTTTACGGATGTCGCTGCTGGCGGGTCGCCAAAAACATGGACGCCGACAAACGCTACAACAAGTACGGCTGCGGCCAAGTTCGGTCCAACGTCAATGTTGACGGCATCTGGCTATATCACGACGCCGGATCACGCTGACTTTACGATTGGGTCTAATGACTTCACGTTCGATTGCTGGATCAACTTTAACGGCACATCCGGCGCTGTAAATGTTCTGGGGCAGTCTAATGCTGCTGGCGGCGCAGACAGCCAAAGTATTGTTGTGCAGAGAGCGGCGGGCGGACTCATTGTCGTGTCGCTTCGAGATACTGTCGGCTTCAAAACCCTTACATCAACTACAAATTTCAATAGCTCTAGCGCTTGGCACCATTTCGCCATTGTAAAAGGCGGTTCGACCGGAAGGCTATTCGTCAACGGCACACAAGAAAACTCAACGTCAACGCCAAACGCCATGTGGGACGGCGATGGTGATTGGTCAATCGGTAGAGTTGGTGCTGTTACGTCATCTCCATCATCATTTTACTTCGACGAAGTCCGTTTCAGCATCGGCATCGCCCGCTGGACATCGAATTTCACGCCGCCAACGGCCGCATATGCCGTCACCGCTGTTGTGCTTACGACCGGCGACATCCTTACCTTCACGGCGCGCGGACAGCTTGGCGGTAGCGCGGCGCAGGCTTTCAACGCGCAAGACCGCGTTCAGACGGTCCTGAAATACACATCAGAAGATGTGGCCGATATTATCTATGACCTCATGGTGAACTACGCCGATGTTCCGGCGGAGTACATCACCCTCTCAGACTGGCAGGCAGAGACTGCGACGTTCAACGGGCGTCTCTATAGCTCAGTTATTTGCGAGCCTACGTCCGTAGGAAATCTGATTTCGGAATTGATCCAGCAGGCCGGGCTTTGCATCTGGTGGGACGACATTTCGCTCAAGATACGGCTCCAGGTTCTTCGCGGAATCGTGACGGCCGCGGCGCGGTTCACGCCGGACAATTACATCTCGCTCACATCGAAAGAGCAACCGGACAAGCGTATCTCACAAGTCCTGACCTATTTCGGGCAAATCAACCCGCTCAAAAATATCTCCGATCTCGACAACTATCGTTCTTCGTCGCTGGTTAAAGACGTCGAAGCGGAAAGCGATTACGGCGGCGCCGTCATCAAGAAAATTCTCTCCCGCTGGATTCCCGGCGTCGGCGGCCGAACGGTTGCGGATCGTCTCGGGACGATCCTGCTTTCGAGATACCGCGACCCGCCCCGGAGACTGACATTCGATCTTGGTCGCTATGCGGGGACGGACGTTTCCCTCGGTGGCGGCTATCGCGTTTCGGCGCATTGTTTTCAGGACGAGACCGGGGCGCTCGTCGATGTTCCTGTCCAAGTCACGCGCCTGAATCCTCCAGCCGATCGGTTCAAGGTCGAAGCGGAAGAAGTCTTATTCGCCGCATCAAGCGACAACCCAGACTTTCATCCACTCGTTATCGACTCCAATACGACGAACATCAACTTACGAACGATACACGATGCGGTCTATGGAACCCCCAGCAGCGACACCATCGTGGAGTGTCGCATCCTAGCCGGAGTTGAAGTCACCGGGACAGCAACGTCAATCCCAGCCTTCGATGTTGGGAGCTGGCCTAGCGGCGTAGCCATCACGTTGATTGTCGAAGGCAGCATTCGAGCGCCGGGCGGTCTCGGCGGGCAAGGGTATTTCCCCGGCGCTCTTTCTGGGCAGCCAGGACTTCCGGGTGGGACGGCCCTCTACACACGTTTTGCGATTAATCTTGAGCTTCCTGCCGGGTCAAAACTCTGGGCGGGTGGCGGTGGTGGTGGCGGCGGCGGCGCCAGCGGCCAGGTTTGTTGGGCGGTTACGCGGGCGGCGGCGGCGGCGGCGCAGGTTCGCCTCCCGGTCTCGGCAGCAACGGCGCATACGGCCCGGGGAGCGCTGGCACCCCAACGGCGGGCGGTCTCGGCGGCGTTGGTGTATTTGGTGCCTACAACGGCGCGAATGGCGGCGACCCAGGCTTAGCGGGCGGGAATGGACCTTCAGGCGCCGCGCCCGGAGGCCTCGGCGGCGTGCGCGGTAAAGCGATCGACGGCGTGAGCTACGTGACGACCACAGTCACGGGCGGCGATCAGCGCGGCCTGACGGTTAACTAGAACGGAAATTCAGAATGGTCCTCGCAGTTCATCATATCCAGGTGCAGGACGCGGCAGGCAATGTCGTATCAGGCGCGCACGTCGAAGTCCGTCGTGAGGTGCCTGGCCAACCTCTGGCCGCGCTGAAGTCGGATCGAGAAGGGGCGACGCCGCTCAGCAACCCATTTGACACCGACAGCGATGGGTTCGGTGAATTCTATGTCGCTGGTGGCGCCTATCAGATCCGTGTGTACACCGGCCCGAGCGGCGCGCCGACATTCGAAGCGCCCATCCGTCGCAATGTCGCCATCGGGTTGCTTGCCGAAAGCGATTCAGCCGGATCGCGCGTGGCGGTGACAATCACCGCAGCTGGTGACGTTATAGCCAGTACGGGCGTGGATGACTATTTCGTTGAGAAGACCGTCGGAGCCGCAACGAACTTCTATCTCCCAAGCGCTGCGAGCCGGACGACGCCTCTTCGTATCATCGATTCAAAAGGTGACGCGAACACGAACAACATCACCGTCATTCCTGAATCCGGCGAGACAATCTTCGCCATCGCTGATTACCACTATGTCATCGATGGCAATAGCGGTCAGATCACCTTGACGCCGCGCCCTGACGGCACCGGCTGGGTCTAAACACAACAACATCGGATCGAACATGAAGCATCTCCGCAGCATCTTTGCCGCAGCGCTCGCGCTTGCGCTGTCATCGGGCGTCGCCCTCGCACAGAGCGGGCAGGGAAGTTCACCGCTCACCATCGCCAAGGGCGGCACCAACGCGACGACGGCAAGCGGTGCGCGCTCCAGCCTCGGCCTGACGATCGGCTCGGCAGTGCAGGCGTGGGACGCAGACCTTGACGCTCTCGCGGCCCTCGGCGGAACGAACACAATCTATTACCGGTCCGCTGCGAACACTTGGACCGCGGTGACCATCGGCGGGATGCTGTCGTTCTCTGGCGGTACGCTGAATGTCGGTGATGCCGAGCTTGCCGCTATCGCGGGTCTGACCAGCACGGCTGACAAGTGCTTCTATTTCACTGGCTCCGGCACGGCCGCCACGTTCGACTGTCCATCGTGGGTGCGCTCGGTCATCAGCGCTGCAAGCGCCAGTGCTGGCCGAACCGCCTTCGGGCTGGCAATCGGGACCGATGTTCAGGCCTACGACCCTGAGCTTGCGGCTCTGGCCGGGCTGACTTCTGCGAATAACAAGTGCTTTTATTGGACCGGTGCGGGCACGGCGGCGACGTTCGATTGCTCGAGCTACGGGCGAGGGCTGATCAATGCGGCAGACGCATCCGCGGCGCGGACGACGCTCGGATCGGTCATCGGGACGAATGTCCAAGCGTGGGACGCCGATCTCGATGCGGTTGCGGCGCTGTCGAGCAACGGATTGATCGCAAGAACCGGCTCCGGCGCCGCTGCTGTTCGAACCATCACCGCTCCAGCGGCGGGGTTTTCTGTCTCCAACGGAGACGGTGTCTCCGGCAATCCTACATTCTCGCTGACAAATGATCTGGCAGCCCTTGAGGGTTTGGCGTCGACAGGATTCGCGGTCCGAACCACGACGGATACATGGGCGCAACGAACAGTCACCGGAACCTCAAATGAGGTCTGCGTCACCAACGGTGATGGCGTCTCCGGGAATCCGACGCTAGGCATCTGCTCCGGCTGGCTGTCGACTGCACACACATGGGTTGGTGCGCAGACCTTCGCGTCGCCGATCACCACGGGCACGTTCGATATTCAAGGAACGGTCAAAGCGTCGTCATTCGTCACCTCGACCCAGATCACCTCGAACCAGAACAACTACACCGCGACCGACGGCTCAAATACGTGCAGCACCAAGACCACGCTGCGCATTTCGACCGATGCCTCTCGCAACATCAGCGGGCTGTCCTGCGGGCAGGCGGAAGGTGATCTCCGCGTCATTCACAATGTCGGAGCTCAGGCCGCCGTCCTGACAAATCAGGACACGAACTCCACAGCAGCGAACCGGTTTCTGTTCGGCGGCGACCTTACGCTCTCGGCGGATGCGTCGATCACCATTCGTTACGATGGTGTTGCGTCTCGGTGGCGCGCGATCACTTCGCCAGGCGCGGGCGGAGGCGGGGGTGGGGGCGTTTCGAGTGTCACCGTCGCGGCCGGAACGGGTATTTCTGTCTCGGGCACTTGCGCCATCACCACCTCTGGAACGTGCACGGTTTCGCTTTCAACGCCTGTCGCTGCCGCAAATGGTGGAACCGGAGTTGCCTCTCCGACCGCAAAGACCGTCCCGGTTAACCAAGGCTCCTCAGCACAGACCAACGTTGCTCTAACTCAAGGGCAATGCTTGACCGCGGATGCGAGTGGAAACCCGGTTGCTGTGTCGGGGTGTCGTGTCCTGCTGAACACATTGACGGCGAGCAGTTCGGCGCAATTGGATGACACGACCAGCCTGACATCCGCATTCAACGAGTATGAGATCGTTTTCGAGAACGTGATCCCGGCGACAAACGCGGTCGCGCTGCAGGCGCTTTATCAGGTTTCGGGCACCTTTCAGACGACGAGCTACGTCGCGCTCTGCAACAATCTGAACACTTCGGGCGCGGGGTCTTCATCGGAAACGACGCAAATTCCGGTAACGCGCTCATCTGGCGATCTCTCCAGCACTGTCAGCAATGGCGGCTACAACGGCACGGCACGGATCTACAATCCTGCGGGGACTTCGACGCCGAAGGTTTGGCACGGGTCCGGTGGCGCTTACCAGACCACAACATCGAACGCGGGCACCTTCATTACGACAGGCTTTTACAATGCGACGACGGCCGTGACCGGCCTTCGCTTCAAGATGTCGTCTGGGAACATCGCAAGCGGAACGATCAAGATTTACGGATTGCGGTGACGCTCTTGCTCGATGGGCCCGACAATCCTTGCAGGCTGTCCAAACGCTTTCATTCCGGAAGGAATGTCCGTGTTCACGAATGACAGCGCTCCGATCGCAACGCGATCACCTATCGACACACCCTTTGTAATCACGGAGTTGGGGCCGATGAAGACGAAGAATCCGATAGTGGTCTTTGCCTTTTCATAGGGCGCCGTACCCCCTGATAGCGCCCATCGAACTGAATCGTGCGTGTAGATTTGAGCGCCGGAATCGATGGAGCAATTGTCGCCGATTTCGAGGGCGCCGCCAGACCCATCCAGAATAACATTCGGGCCGATCCAGGTGTTTCGTCCGACCTTAACATCGCCAAGGACGAGTACGTTGTCGTAGCAGGTTGTTCCTTCGCCCCATCCGTAGATTGCAGCGTTATCACTTCGTTCTGTGAGTAGATCACCCACAGAAACACGCCGACCGAACTTTTGCTTCTTCTCTTCCTGCATCCGCCGGATTGCCGACTTGATCTCCTGATCGAGGTTCATGGCCGCCTCTCGAAAAAAAGTAATACGGAAAAAATGAAATAAGTCGCGCGCCGCCATAGCCAGGCGGGCGGGGCATTCTAGCCACAACCTGAATCCCAGCGCTAGCGCCGTTTTGCCCGCGCCCGTTCTATGTCGAAAACGACTAAGCGGCACTTCCCTATGGAGAATCCGAAATGATCGACCTGCACGGCATATCTCAGGCCGCCTTCGACCTGATCGTCAATTCCGAGGTTTCCAGCCGGGCGACCTACGAGAAAAACTATCGGCGTCCCGAGCTTCCCGGCGGCCAGTCCGGCATCACCGTTGGCATCGGCTACGACTGCGGCCAGACGACAGCGGCCGTGATCCGGAAGGATTGGCAGGGCAAGATCCCTGACGCGATGGTTGACGCGCTGTGCGCCACAGCTGGCCTCAAGGCGGGCCGCGCGCAGGCCATTCTCGCGAAGGTGCGGGCGACTGTGGACGTGCCGTGGGGCGCGGCGGTGGACGTGTTCAGCAACGTCTCGATTCCGAAGTATCTGGCCTTCACGCGCGGCGGTCTGCCAAACTTCGACGAGCTTCCGCCGGACTGCAAAGGTGTCCTGCTGTCGCTTGTCTATAATCGCGGCGCGTCATTCTCGCAGCCCGGCCCGCGCTATCTTGAGATGCGCAACATCAAGGCGCTGATGGCCGCCCGCAAGTACGCCGCCATCCCGAACGAACTCCGCAAAATGAAACGTCTCTGGACCACGCCATCGGTGCGCGGCGTGGCCGTGCGGCGTGACGTGGAAGCCCGCCTGTTTGAGCAAGGACTGAACGCGGCAAAGGCCGCATAACCCGGAGAAGAGAAAATGGAATCCCCAAGCAAGCCGTTCTGGTGGCCCGATCCGCAGTCGTTCATCGCCGTCGTTCTTGTTCTGGCGATGGTAACGCTGGTGTTCGTGCTGGTGATGCGCGGCTCCGTCCCCGAGAGCGACATGCTCAAGATGGTCGTCGGCGGTCTGATGACCACGGGCTTTGCCACCATCATCAGCTTCTACTTCGGCTCCTCCAAGGGGTCGAAGGAAAAAGACGACGCGCTGATCAACAAGGCGACCACGCCTCCCGAAGTTCCAAAGCCTACCGTCTGAACCCCTCCCACATTCAAAGGATATCCCATGCGCAAGATCTTTCTTGCCGTAGCGCTGGCGTTCGCCATCCCGCTCGGCGCGTGCAGCACTATTCCAGGCAAATTCGCGTCAGCCATCACGGTCGGCGTCGACAACCCGGTCAGCATTCAGGAACTGGCGACCGTCGAGGCGTCCTATGGTGCTGTTCTATCGGCCGCAGTGACCTATCGGCGGCTGTGCATCGCAAAGCAAACCGCCATCGTCGGCGGCAATTGCCGGGCCGTCGTGGCGAAGATCCAGGACGCCAACAGGTTCGCTCACGCGCAAATCCTGGTCGCCCGCGACTTCGTCAAGAACCGAAAGGTCAATGCGTCTGTGGCCCTCGCTACCGCGAGACAGGCCATTGCCGCGTTTCAGGCCGCAACCCCAGCCGTAGGAGCGAACTAACATGGACGTCGCAACCACAATCTCAACCGTTCTTTTGGTGATCCGCGCGCTGAGTGAGGCGGCTCCAATCGTCTATGCGGGCATCAACGATCTGAGCGCCTTCGCCGTGACGCTCTACAGCAAGATCAAGGGAGAGGACATTTCCGAGGCCGACCTTATCCTGCTGGAAGCTCAGGTCGATGCCCTGAGCGACGAACTCAATTCGCCGATGCCGCCGGAATAACGACGACATCAGAATTGGAATGCCAGAATGCAAATCGACTGGACGATCTCGGTAGGCAGCATCATTCAGGTTCTCGCCATCGCTGGCGGGGGCTTGTTGGTGCTGATCTCAATGAGGAACACGGTGTCCGTTCTTCAACGCGACGTGGCCTCGATCCAGATCGAGATCAAAAAAATGGGCGACATCCTCACCAAGATGGCCGTCGCTGAAACCCGGCTCGATAACACGGACACTCGCCCCACCAATGTTGAGAGCGATGT